TCTTGGAGATATCCTTCTGGAACTTTCACAGCGCAAAGACTTAAACGCAAAAGAGAAAATATATCTCGCGCTTATGATTGGTTCAATGATGTCGAAGCCAGATGCAGAAAAGTAATTTACTCACGCAAGTCATTGCTGAATTAGAAGCGCGTGAAGCGAAGGGAATGGAGACGTATGGAACAACACTCGACCGCACAGACTTAACGCGCTCAGAATGGCTGCAACACGCATACGAAGAAGCTCTTGACCTTGCGCTTTATTTGAAGAAACTAAAAATTGAAGAAGATGGAAATTAACAAAACACCTGTTGCATACTTTTTTCACGAGTTAGCCGACATAAAAAAAAATGTTCCTTATGAATTACAAGCCGAAACTATTACGAACTTATATGCTTATTGCAGACGCGTAGAAAAAGAAATGCTAATTGAATTTGCTGAATTTGTAGCGAAATACCCAGACAAAAATAGAAACGCAAACAATGAAATGTTACACGCAAAATCGAAGTACGACGGAGCAGAAAGGACGGTTGATTTATTAGACGAATTTTACATTCAAAACTTTAACGAATATGCCAGAAAGCAAAACTAAAAAAGGAATATGTGTCTACTTACACAAGGACCTGTGGAACGAGATTGACGAAAAGCGCGGAGAGAATAGTCGTAACACATTTTTAAGTGAAGCCATTGAGTTCTCTTTGAAGTTCTACGTTCCTGAATCTAAAGTAAAATTGAAAGAACAAAAGTCGACAAAATAGCGACTGACGAAGTAACAATTAAGGCGCGGTTTCTGCGTCTTTTTTGTTTGTCCAACTTTTTCTTTTCAGCAGTTAGAGTGTTTATTTCTTCGGTTAATATATCGGTCTTCTGTTCATAAGCATCGATTGTTTCTTGTAAGTTGTCAATCTTTTCCCCTTCAATGTTCAATTGTTCTTTGAGGTTGTTAATTACAAGTGAATCGGAAGCAATTACGCTGTCACAACTGTTCACCAAACGTAGAACATCAACGCGAACAATAGTATCTCGAATAAGAACAATATCACGAGTTCTTTGATAGGTGGTTTTGGCTTTAGATTGAGCGTCTTCATAAGTGCGAAGTTGTTTATAAAGTTCAATTTGTTCTTGGAGCAGACGATCGTACTCACCAGCGTTGTAATTGATAACGCTATCTTGCTTTTGTACGTTTTCTTGTACGTTCTTTTTATCCGTACAACCCCACCAATTCCAACAAATGACCGTCCAAATAGCAGTTGTCCCAATGAGCAACAAAGCAATTGCAAGTATATTTTTTCTCATAAAATCTTTCCTTCGTGTATGCGGTAATTGTGAACGCTGAACGCTCCGTTGTTTCCTTTCTCAACAATGGCAAATCCGTGATTGTACTTTGAATAAGGGTTGTAATCGGGACTTAATTCAGATAAGCAACCAACACCCCAACAAGTAATAAACTTTCCGTTAGCGTCGCGCTCATTGTGTTCTGCTGTCTGGTGATGATGTCCGCAAAGCGCAGAAACTTTTGTCTTCATAAACAACCCACGCGCCACGTTAACCGATGGAAGGAATTGTTTTCCAAATTCGTGTCCGTGAAAGATTGAAAGTTTACCGATATTTAATTTACTCTTTCCGTCAATCCATTTCACGTCGTGTTTGTCGCAATGCGTAAGCGTTGGAAAGTCAAAAGCATCAATGTCGAATAGTTCGGGTGCTTTAATTCGCATATATCTCCAATATCTTTCCTCGTGATTTCCTTCTTTGTAATAGATATTCGCGTTCGGAAACGTGTGTCTTAACGACGCAAGGAATTGACGGATTGAATATAGTTCGTCTTTGAATTTTCTTTTGCGTGGATCTTTGACAAAGTCACTAATCATATGACAGTCTAACGCGTCACCATTCAAGATGATTGCGTCACATCCCTGTTTCAATCCTTCTGCGATGGCGCACTCCAATGCTTCATTGTCTTGGTAAGGCAAATGGACATCTGAAAGAATAAGAAACTTATTGCCTTTCAATTCAACGTGTCGACGTTTCTTCGAATAAGACTTTGGAAGTGCGTATGGGTTGGAAGGTCGTGGTGCTGTGTCAATCAATTCTTTTTGTGTGTTAGATGTTCTGCTTCGCTTTCCAATCTTACCGCGAACAGTTCGAATGTAATTACGCGCGTGTTCCATTGAATCGAATGCTTCTGGATATTCAGTAAATAATTTAGCTGCCAATGAATGTGAAGGTGCGTCGGGAAATTTACTGCAAATCTCCGCTGTTATTTTCCTCGCTTCTGTTTGTGGTCGTGCCATTCTTTTGTTTTGTAAATCGTTCTATTACTGTTCCTCCAAACAAACCGCCTGTCAGAAGCGCGAGTGTGTCAAACATCGCAATGGGACAAACGTAATATGTGAATGTTGCAATATAACTCAAAACGATTAGGTTAATTGTAACAAATATAGCGACAATTCTTTTGGAACTTACTTTGGCTGAAGACGTAAGCATTTCCTTAAGCCACGCTTTCAACTTGTCCTTCATAAAAACTTTAATACGAATTGAACGATTAACCCACCAACCACACCAGCAGCGGTTGCAATACCACCTAAACGAGCAACCTGCAAACGTTGATTCTGAATGTACTTGTCGTGTTTCTGCACCTTGCTAACAAGACCTTCAATTTTCATTTCGTCGTCACCAATCAACACGTTGTAAATACGGTCAATCTTCTTGTCCATTTCTTGGAGTTGTTCGTGTATCAAAGCTATTTCAGTTTCGGTGTTCATTTCTTAAAATACAATTCAATTTCAGCCTCACGACGACGAACAAGACCTTTGAGAATTACTCCGCCACCTTTGTTCCATAAACGAAAAGAATCTGCTATTGTTGGATCGTTAGGGTTAGCGTTTACCTTTCTCAGCACAGACGACTTCTTAAAGCCTCCTGTTCCGATGTTGTACGCTAACGAAACACACGCGCTAAATTGGTTTTCGTTGAGCGTTTGCGTTATCAATGCACGAACAGAAACCGCGAACTTATCAATGACGTTTTTCGCTAATTGTTCCGCTCTTGCTTGTGTTATAACGTCGCCTTCCTTAACCTTTGTACCGTCTTCGTAAAACGTATTTCCATAACCAATCGTCCACACGTTTGCAGGACACAAATAAGCCTTTAAACGACAGCCTTCAAACTTCTTGAGTAGCGCGTAACCTTCAGCGTTAACTTTCATTTTTCAGTTTCTTTATTTGTTTTTCTTTCTTTGCAAGATACTTACGAAATTTCTCTTCGTAAATCTTGTGCATCGTTAAATTCTTCTTGCGTCCCCTTGTAGCCATTCGTTTTTATTTTAGTTTATCTCAACCAACCTAAACCGCGTCGTCTGTATTCATAAGGTAGTCTATCGCGTCCGTCGCTAATCTCAAAAGCATTGGAAGGATACACATTTGTTTGTGACCAAATCTGTTGCGTTACGTTCGTTGTGTACTCTGGAAAGTCTGATTGATTGAAGCACAAATAGTCAACCATTCTTTGAGTGTAGAACATTGCTTGTGAACGCGCTTGGTCGCGGTAGTTTTGTAAGTCTGTTTGGCTGATTGGTGTAGTGTCTTCGCTTGTGCGAATTACAAGACTTCCGTTGTCCGTTTTAACGTACAAATGAGGCAAGACTTCGTACATAGTCCACCACATAACCATTCGACGCAAGTAATTGTCAAGAAGGGTTTCGTATGCGCCCGTAATATCGTCGTTTACAACGTCTTCTTTGATGCGATTGTAAAGGTCAGTTCCTAAATACAACTGCGCGTACTTGTCTTGTGAAAGATATATTGCAGGGTACATAAGCAACGGATCAACTGAACCGTTAATCCAAGTATATTTTTTTATGTAATTCTCGTCAATGAGTAGAACTTCGGGTTGTAGTGCCATTGTGTGTTTTTATTAAGGGTATTTTAAAGAACCTCTGTCTGGTCTGTTGATTGGTGCTGTTCCTTCGATGCCTTTTTGTGGAACGTAAGGGTTATTACCAACACGCTTATCGTTGTTCAATCCATCGTTTGGAAGTATGCGTCCTTTCGAATCGCGTTTGCGAATATAAATTAAACGCTTCCAAACATGATGGCAGAAGCACCCCCCGACGAAGCGGAAGAGCGAATAAGTTTGAGACCCCGCAGGAGCAAAATTTCCATTCACTCCTTCCTTGCTCATTGCTTCAATATCTTCATAACGAAAGATTGCGCCTAACTGCGACATTTGAACCATTTCTTTGCAGAACTCACGACTATTTTCGCTTATGTTTTGTGAATAGGCATAGCGTAATTTATAAAGTCCTCTATCTCCCCACTTAGATTCTTTTTCACCTTGAGCGTCGCTCATTGTCGGCATCTTGTTACGCTTTGCAAAGAACTCGCTTGTGTAGTTCATTTCGTTGTCTGGGTCGGTAACATCTTCTTCACTTACCAACTGCCATTCGTCTAAATCGATGTATTCCGCTTTTTCTTTTAGTACATCAATCCACTCTTTGCCTTGTTCGTCGCTGAAATCATTCTCAGCATCCGCAACTACTTTTTTTTTTAATTCGATTGCTTGTGTCGTTGGTTCAACAACTAAAACTTCTTCGTCGAATGGCGAGTTCATTTCGATGTTTATCTCTCCCAAAATTGGAGTGAAAACACGTTCAATGATTCTTTGGTAAGGCTTGATTACTTGATTGTTGAATATCTCCAAACCTACCAACATTTCGTCCTTATTGCTTCCAAATCCTGTTGTGTCTCTAATTCCGTGAATCAAAGGAGACACAACGCGGTGTCCTACCATAATTTGTTTCGCTGTTTCTTCAGATAAAAACTGATATTGTTTGTCCGCGTCCGACAAAGGAAATGATTCGATTTGTGGAGCGCGTGCAGGATCTTCGTTGAAGGTCATTAAGAACTTACCAGCATTACTTGCACCGCTCAATCTTGTTTCCCACTCACGACGAATAGCCTCACGTTCTTCTTTTTGCGGTATGCCGTTTAAGAAGTTAATGATGAACGAAGGAAATAAACCGTTTAAGATATTGTTGACGTGGTAAAGTCCCATTTGATAACTCAACTCAACGTAATTTAACGCACCGAAGTAGTCGGGCTTTGCGTAGTACGAAGAACCTGCCATCATTCCGTGAGCGTAAATAACTTGTCTTGGTTGTTCTTGTGCAATTGAAGGATTGAACGCAGGGATGAACTCTGGCTTACCTTTTTTGCTTCTTGTGTTTGCCCAATCTTTCGAGTAGAAAATTCCTGTTACGTCATCTTCTTCTTTATCGTAAGCAAGACGACAATTCTCAAAAGGTAGGTGGTTGATTTGTACAACGCGAGTGAAATCCATTGACCAAATAACTTCTGCACAAAACGAACCTTGAAGTTTTAAGTCAAACGCAATACCTTGCAAAGCATTGTCGAGAATAGTTCCTGTTCCTTGTCCTTCAATCATATACGCTATTGAGTTCGTCAATGCGTTATGAATAGGGCTGTTATAATAAAGCGTGATTAGGTGCTGTGGAAAAAGATTGTTTTGTCCGTAGTCAATCCAACCGCTTCTGTTTTCTTTTTCAACCGCTTCAACAGGTTGATAAGCCGATAAATTTATTGATTGTATATTGCTCATTTTATGCGCCTGTATAAATTACATCGACAGGAATTGTCGGTGTTGAAACGTCAAAGTAAATAGTTCCGTCTTGTAAAATCATTAACCCTTTTTCTACCAATCCAACGACGGAAGCATTGGTAGGGTCTATATTGCTGCTGCTGTTTTGTCCGTACACTTCGTAGTGATAACGTCCTGCATCGGTCAAACCAACGGTGGTAAGTCTTATTTTAGTCACACGTTCATTCTCGTTTATTACGGTCACTACTTGCGCGAGTTTTTCACCTGTCATTTCGTAAGTTAAGACAAGTAAATAATGAGTAAAGGCAACGTTGAAATACTGCCGTCCTTCGTCTAACGAAAGCCACGCATCTTGATTCGCTGTATTTGTGTTTAGGTATACCATTCCCCTTTTCCTTTACGTTAAAATTACAACACGTAGGGACGCGTTGTCCCTATGTGTGTAAAAGTTTTTTATTGATTAGTCAAGAATTGTCGAAGGCGCACCGCTCAATTTGTAAGCGCGTTTTGCAGCTTCGTGAGTGAACGCGAGTGTGAAACCATTCATGTCACCCAAAACTGTTCCAGTTGCTGCTGTTGCAGTTGAAAGGTCTGCTCCGTATTCATAACCAACAGCCCACCAATTTCCGTTTGTATCTTCAACGAAAACAATCACACGTGCTTGTGCAACTGATTGCAATTCCAAACGCTTTGCGCTTGATAATTTTTGCAACATTACGTTCACAGTTTGCGTGTAGAATACCGTTCCGTTGTCGCGGTTGAAGTTAATTGTTTCTTCAAACGATCCTGTTTGTGTTGGTAGTTCGTATGTGTACAAATCACCACTTGCAGGGCCGTTAATTGCAGTTACAATTTCGTTCGCGTCTAAAGTAAAAGACGTTACTTCTGTTTTGTCAACCAAAACGATTTTTTTGATACCACCGATTCCATCTTTGCAATCGAGAGTAAATCCGCTACTTAATTCGCACATTTTTTTATAGTTTTAATTAGCACAAAAGAGGGGTGGTTTTTATGCCACCGCCTCTATTATGCAAGGGTTAGAATGGTTGAGATTATGCAGTGTATTGGTAGAACGCGATTTCGTCACCGAATCCGTACTGAACACCTGCGAAGAATGAACAAGAGAAACGAACGTTGTTTGATAGATCGTACTGATACATATCTAAAACAGCAACGGTGTTCCATTGGTCAAGTAAGTTAGTTCCGAACCACAAATTTGACTTCTGATAGAAAGCCATTGTGTCGTCGCTCATACCAGGACACTCGATGATGTCGTATTGTCCCTGCCAAGTCATCTTAACAGTTTCTCCTTGGTACAAGTAAGAACCACCGCCAAGACCTAAGATAGCAGTTCTGAACGCTTCTGCAACGTTTGAAGAAACCGCGATAACAGGCTTCTCAGTAGCGCGACGAACGCGTGTTGGAAGTGTTAAAACAAGTTTGTTCATTTCGTCGATTACGTTTGCAGAAGTGATTGCCTCTGGATCAGCAACGTCAAGAACAGCAGCATCAGCCAAGAACAATGTCTCGAATCCTGCGTACTCACCTGCGTTAGCGTTAACACCCTGCCAAATCAAGATTTCGTTACGTGCTGCAACACCTGCCATAACGTTAGCAATTAAAGCGTCAGTCAATGAAGCGTGAAGTTCTCCGTTTTGCTCTGAGGACGATTCCCAATCCGATAAAAACGTATTTTTACACAATTCGCGCTGTACTTGGAATTTCTCTAAAGTCAAGATACGCTCAGTTAAGTTAACTGTTCCTGTTGGTGTGAAGTCACAAGTAGCGTTTGCAAAAGTTACGTTGTCAACTAAGCGACGAACAACTTGTTTGTACTCGATGTTTTCTTTTACTGTAAGCGCAGAAAGTGATTCGTTGCTTAAAAACGCAGCGCGGATATATCCTGCTGCTTCTCTACCTGCGTAGGTGGTAGTTAAATTTGTAGTAGTAGCCATTTTTTATTGTTTGTTTTTTTTTATTTTTTAAGATGAAATAAGAAACGCTCCTCAGCCGACATTTTAGCGTATGGCTTAGAAGGTGTTTGTTTTGCCTGTTTTACTTCCTTGATAGAAGACGCAGCAGGTTGTGCGCTTAATTTTGTTACTTCGCTTGAAAGTGTTTCGTTTGCCTTCTTAATGTCAGCAAGTTCGCTTTCTAACTTAGCAACTAACGACAAAAGTCCTTCAACCTCTGCGCTTAGTGATTCGTCAGCAACAACCTCAGTAGATTGTTTTTCTTCTTCTACTTCAACCTCAACTTCTGGTTCTTCAACCATTGGTTTCAATTCAACAAGT